AATGTACACCTCTATTACCCCATTCTTGAAAAAGAATATTTAATGATCGTCTTGCAGATCTTAATTGATAACCTGTTCTTGTTCCTAATACTCCTGTTCTTTCATAAGCTTCCTCAATAATATCATCCATTTGAGGATCAAATTCAGTAGTGCCAGAAGTAGGTGCAATTGTTTGAGCAGCATTACCCATACCACTATGAACTGTACAATAATAAAATAATACAGGAGCGCCAGTAGTTCTAACTGGTGCAACATTAATTGTTGTATTTGATCCAGCTTGACCAGGAACGCCAGCAGTAGTTACACCTGTTGTATAAGGTGCTGCTGGTGAATTATTTGGATTTGTAGAAAATGCAAAATAGTGTGTATTATTACTACTATTAGAAGTATCAAAAATATATTTATTACCTTCTTGTAAATAAAGTACAGGAGCTAACTCTCCGTTAATATACCATCTATTACCGGTACCATATTGAGTAGTCCCCGTTGCTACGGTGACTGTGTAAGTAATTGTAGCCACAAGTTGCTCCTATTAGCCGCCAGTTATTGTTAAAGTAACACTTCCACCCGCACCTGCTAAATTATAAACAATTCCTGTATCAAAAAGAATTCCAGAACCTGGAACATAAACTTCTAGTCCTTCTGTTCCGAAATTATAAGTTGCTACTAAATTACCTGCTCCAGCTGCGCCTGCAGTTGCTACATTATGTAATTTTAAAACAGCATTTGCTATTCCTTTTCCTTGAATAGAAGTAATTCTAGCTCTACCTAGTCTACCTAAAGCATCGGCACCTATTGTTGCTAATAAAACGGTTGTTTGATCACTTGAGTATGATGACATAATTTTTTCCTTTTTATTTTGTACTATGCTCCCGAAGGAGCATAGATTAATTTAGTTACTACGCAGTAATATTAATATTTTGTGCGTACATAATAGTAAATGTTCCAGCGCCTGCTGATGCATCATTGTTAGCTCCATTATAAATGAAAGCTACTTGCACATCAGATGTTCCAACGTCTAGCCAAGTTGCACAAAGTGCTGCTGCTCCTAATGCAAGAGAACCTGTTGCGCTAATATTAGCATCATTAACATAAAGATCAGAGTTACCTACAACTCCAATATCAAGTAAATCTGCACCACTATCATTGAATGCTGTTTCGACATTAATTTTAATATCTATTATTTGAGAGTTTGCTGGGATTACAGCAGTAGTATTTACGTCTGCTCCTTCATCTCCAAAAGCAACTTGAACTTGTTGAGACATAACAACAAAACCTGTGTTTTGCATGTTAGTTCCAGCTGTAGTACCTGTTGTATTTCTTATCGTTCCTGCTTTTATAGGACCCGAAAATGTAGTTGTTGCCATGTTATATTCCTCCTAGAATACATAAATATAGTCCTCTAGGGATGTCGACTATACGCGTCTATATTTATTTTTATTATTGTTTATGTATAGTGATTAAAATATATATGATTTTTGATTAGAGTGCAAGAGATTGCATAGTGAATGTTCGTTTTTCAAAATAGTAGCTTTTTACTAAGTAGCTACGGAAACTTGTGGTGCAGCGTCTTCCACTTTACTAACATGGTGTGCTAGTTCAGCTTCTTTTGTCTTAATATCAGCAATTACTTGTCTGACTTTATGATCTATCTTGACCATATCAAGAGTATATCTACCCTCGTTAAGATGCTCCTGCTCCCAGTTCAATTCCAGTGACCTTTTCGCTTTGTAAAGGTCTTGTAATTGTTCCATCTTGGACCTCCTCATAAGTTATCCATTTTATAGACTGACTTGTAAATCCGTCTTTTTCCCATCTTACACTTTTTTCTCCTAGCTTGTCAACTATAGAATTTTCTATAGCTTCAGCAGTATCTTCACACAAAAGATCTAATCTTGCATGGTATCCATACGCTCTAATGTTAACTAAGAATTTTTTCATGATTTCTACTTTCTTATAGCATAAAAAAAAGGGGCCCGAAAGCCCCTTTTAAATTTAATTACTTAACGATTATAACGCGCCTGAACCGAAAGCACCTCTAGGGTCAGAAAATCCGAAGACATATCTTTCTCTAGCTTTGTATCTTACGTTTCCAGTATCAAAGTCACCTTCCATAGTCGTTTTGATAGGTGATCTGTTGAAATGCTTAAGACCATTAGGTACATCAGTTTTAATGAACCATCTTCTTGCATTAGTTAAGTAATGGTTAAGAGTGTACCCTTGAGGTATCATTCCCATATTCTTAATTGCATTGATGTCATTATCTGCTGTTCCCGTTTGACCTTGCGAGTTCATCAGTCTGTCAGCTGTAAATTGAAGAGCTGAAGGAATTACTAATTTCATTCCTCTTGCTGCGATCAATAGACCTCTTTCATCTGTCATTGCAGCGATATCAATTAATGATTGCTCCAATGATGTTTCGTTAAGATCAGCTGCAGTTGCCAACATATTACTGAAAGTTCCAGATAATGTTGGGTGTACATTTGAAAATAACGGTTGACCATCGCCACCAGCAAAAGCTGCAAGGAATCCATTATTCAGAACTCCAGCGCCTTTTACTTGTTTAGTGTTTGCCATAGATCTTGCTAAAGCTTTTGTATATCTAGACGCAAGTCTGTCATACAAGTTATCTTCGATAGCTTCTTCTGTGATTGCAAACGCTAATGCGATTGTCTCGTTAGTGTATCTAGCAGTGAATGTTTCTTGTGCATCGTCGAACTGAATGCCTTGGCCTTCAGGTTTAACTGCTGCATTTCCGAAACCAGATAACATTACTTCTTCTTCGAAAGCTCTGTCTGATGATTCCGTATCGAAAATTTCCGCTGCTTCGTTTACGTATTGTTTATATTCAAGTCCAAATAATGCATTTAGACCTGGCTCTAGTTCTTTAACTAGTTGTGCTCTTGATATTGCCATTGTTTATATACTCCTATTTGGGTTATGCTTGATATTGGTTAGCTTGAGGATTGTATGACACAACAACGTCTGCACCAGCGACTAAAACGTCATTCTGATTTACAACATTTGCTGATCTTACAATTTTCCACATGTAGTTAGCTACACCTGGTACGCCTGGTATATCTAATGTAGAATCAGATTGACCATCTACACCTACTCCAACGTTATTTAAGTTGAAACCTGTGTTAGTCAATGTATTGAAACTAGCATTAGTTAATGCTGCGTCAGCTCTTACTGTGTACTCTTGCGCCGGGTTAGTATTTACAAAAGCCGTAATATTTGCACTACCCGTGTTATAATCAACTGAAGTCAGTTGACCCGCAATCAAACCATTAGTCCATGAAGGTTTTCCAGTTGCGTCAACAAAAGTTGCGCCATTGAAAACACCTAAGACTTTGTTTGTGTTTGCTCTATTGTGTGCCCATGCTACACCACCTTGTATGCCGTCTGTCATAGCCAGTGCTGATGTGTCTTGGATAAATCCAAGAGAGCCGTTACCTTGTGCAGTTTGCATTGCGACAGGGCTTCCTTTAAAAATAGCAACGTTAGTTGCTACTGGTTGAACTAAAAATTCAGATTGACCACCTGTAGCTGGAGTATTTCCAACTGTCATAGTCTGTCTGCATCCATAGCCCGCTGTTTGTGCGTTTGCCATATTTTTTTTTCCTTTTTATGTACCTGCCTCGAAAGGCCTCCAGTACGGTTTATTTTATAATTTTGTTGGACTTAGAATTACTTCTTTGTACCACCAAAAGTTACACGAGTTTGCCTTTCATCATTGATTGGCATACTTGGGTGCTGTTCCTTAAGAATGTCGTTTTTAATTGCGTCATCTTGATCCTTAGTTTGTTTTGCAAAATAAGATTCACGTGACTTCGCGATTTCTTCAGATATCCTAGCCAGCAATAGGCCTCCCACTGCGATTACTCCTGCGTATTTTCCGTCTTTCATAGTTGGATAATCAGTTTCGGGATATTCATCCGCTCTAACTAATTCCCATCCGGATCTTAACTTTCCTACCATGTTTTTTGTATCGTCAAAACCCATAGTCTCAGCTCTGATCCATCTATGCCTATATCCGTTTGGCGCAGGTGGTGCATCTAGTGATGAGGGTGGAGTCCACGTAGTTTTTTTTTCTTCTTTAACTCTTGTAGAACTCGCACGAGAAGTTTTTATTTTTTCATTTTCCATATGCTTATACTCCTTCTGTGATGTTTAATTGTTTCGCATAGTCTTCTAATGGCACGCCTAATCTTTTAGCAATTGCTACCTGTGATGGCGAGAGTCTCACAGTTTTTTTGCGTCCTGTTGTAGAGCTCGAACGTCTAGCTGATGCTACATTCTGAGCAGGTTTTGCTCTTTCTGTAGAAGTGTTATCTATCTTATCAAACTTATGGGGGAATTCAAGTCTTATTCTTGAATCAACTTCCTCATAATATTCGTTAGATTGTGGGTCGTATCCTTCTTCTTCCACCAATTTT